TTTCTTTTAATTTCGGGTCTATGTAACTCATGTCATGATTCATGGAGCGTTTGGACTGAATCAGGTTGATTTTCTTATTCTTTAAGTCAATTGCAATGATATCTATTTCAGAATGAGAGCCTGCAGTCCTTTCAACAATCTCAAATCCATCTTTCCTGAAGTCTTCAACAATTTTATATTCTTTCCGCCTTCCAGCCTTATAAAAATTATTTGCCATGTAAAATGCCTTAAAACATATTTTTCTCATTTAATATTTTTCTCATTGGTTTTGAGACTGGAACACAATCATTGCATAATGGCGCATTATCAACAACAGAATAGACTAAAACCATTTCACCGCAAATATTGCAGATTTTTTCCTTGTCTTTTGATAAATATTTATTTGCCATAAATCTCCCTCGCCTGTTTAATGCATCTTTTAAGAATTGCTTCAGGAATTGTAAGCATATTTGGGGAATCTTTTATTCCATAATCCACACAGTATTTATAAAAATCATCCCAGTTTATAATTACTCCTGAAGAAACTGATTTTAATTCAGAAACTAAAAAATCAACAATCTTTTTGTCAGCATCCCGATAAGTTAATTGTTTTTCCCTGAATGCATGCAGATCTTCTGATGAAGCCATCAGCTCATTAATCTTATCACGCAATAATGCAGAAGGGCTTAGCTGTTTATCAACTAAAAAGAGTTCCTGCTCTACTGATATTGTCACATCCTTTTTAACTGCCATAGATAATAATGCGTACGTTCCTTATTTAAATTTTATGATATAGAAAACGTACTTTTTGAATGCATATATAAAACTCATCCTAGCCAACAGACCCCTAAGTAGTTCCTATCTCTAGTTGAGCTAGTCGACCGCCTTTTTTTAGAGAGGACACAACTCATTATAGCTCAAAACGAACTTGCGTACGTTTCACACTTTGAAGGCTAGATTCCTTAACTTCATTTTTCCTCTAGTGTCAGGAGCCTGTTAAGGCGGCACATCATCTAAGTTTCAGGATTAATGAGAAAAAGCATTTACCATTAATAAAGATTCTTGCCATAAAAAGGATATATTGTCAGTTCCCCAATCGGCTCATTAATCGAATAATTTATTAATAAGTGATTCGTGGCTTAACCACAGGTTAAGCCACTCATTAGTCCTATAATAAATAAATATTGTTCGCCTCAGGTGGAACTGAAATTCTCATTAATATATATATTATAATATATATATTATTATTATTATTATACTTATAAAGACGCTGTGTAACTTATATTTAAAGCTTTCGTAAAGCTTAAATACTCATTTATAGACGGTATACCGACTATAATATATACTTATAAATATATCTATTATAATATTATTATTAATTATTTCTCCTCTATAAAAGTTCGTACAATGAGGTGTTGTACGCACCTTTTAGAGCATATTTAAGCATTTAGATAAGCTTATATAGTCGATAAATAGGCTTATTAGCGTCTATAAAAATGCTTATAAAGTTATCGAAAGCTTTATAAAGGATACGTATAAGCGTGTTTAGGTCTTTTAGCGCCTATAAACCTATATACTCTTCGACGATAAAGTTTATAAACTAAAAAGTGCCTGGCACCTCATAGAAATTTTTATAAAATATTGATTCTTTCTTTGATGATGATATTGGATGACTGGCAAAAGGAAATCCTTGACTATGATGGCAATATCCTTTTATGCACGGGAAGACAAGTCGGTAAGACTACAATCATGGCTATAAAGGCAGCTGAATACATGATTAAGCATAAAGGCAGCAAAATCATTATTGTTTCTTTGACTGAAGACCAGGCTAAGTTAATTATTGTCATGATTCTTGATTATATAGAAAAGCACTATTCCAAAGATATAGCAAGCGGAAGAGATAAGCCAACACAAAATAAGATAACTATAAAGAACGGCTCTTCTGCATTGGCAAGGCCAGTGGGAAATACTGGAGATGCTGTAAGGGGATTCACAGGTGATGTTTTAATCATTGATGAAGCTGCTAGGATGCCTGCGCTTGCGTTTCAGGCAGCCATGCCTGTTTTATTAACAACTGCAGGGCAGATCTGGATGTGTTCGACTCCTTTCGGAAAGACAGGTTATTTTTATAAATCGTTTCTTAATAAAGAAAGATACAAGGTATGGCATAAGAATAGCGAAGAAGTCATTAACAACAGGGAAATATCAAAAGACTGGAGCCAGGAAAAGAAAGATAAGGCTATTGAATTCTTAAGGCAGGAAAAGCATGATATGACCGGGCTGCAGTACGGGCAGGAATATCTAGCTATGTTTTTAGATGATTTAAGAAGATTCTTTGATGATGATTTAATAATGAACTGCTGCAGAATAACAAGGCCTGAAAGTTGCATTAGGGAAGATAATTATATGGGAGTGGATTTAGCCAGGATGGGAAATGATGAAAGTTCTTTTGAAATCCTGCATGTCTTGGAAGATGGAAAGATAAGGCAGATTGAGAACATTACAACTAAAAAGAAGATGACAACTGAAACAGAATTGCAGATAACTGAATTGGCCAGAGTATTTAATTGCTTAAAAGTTGGGATTGATGCAGGTTCAGGAACTTTAGGCGTAGGAATATATGACCATCTTTTAGACTCTGAACTAAAAAGAAAAGTTGTTGCAATGAATAACAGGCAGATTAGCTTAACAAGGAATGAAAAAAACATGCAGAGAATCTTTAAAGAAGATATGTATGACAATCTTAAAGCCATGATGGAGCATCATGAGATACTTTTGCTAGATGATGAAAATTTATGCACGTCTTTAAGAAGCATACAATTCCAGTTTAACAAAGATGAAGCAGTGAGGGAAAACAGAGTTTCCATATTTGGAAATTACAGCCATATTGCAGAAGGATTAATCAGGGCAGCATGGCTTGCCAAAAAGGAAAGAAATAAAAAGTTCTTTATCCACTACATATAATGGCACATACAGGAATATTTGCAACGTCAGATGAAATTCTTGTTAAAGCAGGGGTAAATTATAATATCCTGATTACAGAAGCAAGGATAAACGCATTGTGCCTTCAGGCTGAATCTGCATTAAATACAGAATCAAGATTTAATTGGAGTGATGCCTATGCAGCTCTCGATGCTGATGTTAAGGGGATTTTAGCTGAATATGAAAGTGATTTTGTTGCTTTTTATATAATTTCTTTTGATGCTTCAGGATATACGTCGAGGACAGAATCACAGACCATGCTCGATTGTTTATTTACAAGGATGACAGAAATAAAAAATCTTTTGAAAGAGAAAGAATTCCAACTCTTCATAAAAGAGGCATAATGGAAAAATATACAACAAGTGAAATAATCAGCAGCCTCGCAGGAGATATAGCTGCGCAGAAAGAAGAAGAAAAAAAAATAATAGTTTCTAATGATGCTTATGCAATAATAGATATTCTAATGATTATGTTAGAAAGATTGAGGTTAGGATGATTCCTGTAAAATTCAGAAAAAGCGCAGAGGCTTCGATTGCAAGTTATGACTATGTGGATATTGCAGAAGGAACGGGGGTTGTTGTCTTTAATGGCGGAAAGGCTGCAGTATCAGGCTCTGCTGTTTTTTTACTGTCGAGAAATACTTTTTATTCTGATGTTGTGAGCTCTGTGAATGCAACAACACTAAACGCAGATTTTGATTTGACTCCCTTTAATCTGCCTAAAACAATTAAGGGAACTGCTTATTTGTCTTTTGGGTTTTATCAGGTGAACGCAGGCGGAACAGGATATATAAAAATACAGATTCAAAAATCAAGCGGCGGAGTAGTGTCAAATTGCAGCTCTGAGATTTATGCAGATCCGCCAGTTGGAGCCGGGGCTCATAAAATGTGCTTTGTTCCGATATCATTGACAACAACTCATTTTAAAAAAGGGGATTTTTTAAGGTGCTCCATGCAGATAACAGCACTGAGCAGCAATAATGAAATCGGGCACGACCCTATGGGGAGAAATGGAGCTTATTTAACCTCAGCCTTAACAACTCCGCCAGTTACAACAAAATTTCAATTATACATCCCATTCCAGATAGATTTATAAAAAATAGGAGATTATAATGTGCAGAAAAAAACCGAGGTAAAATGGCTCAATTTGATATAAGCAATGTTTCAACAACAAGCATGAATACTGCAGTCAAAGATTTTTCTGTAAGTTCAAAAACTATTGACAAGCCTGCAGATGCAAACGAGACATATTGGGATTCAAAAGACTGGAACAAATATTTAGGATATTATAAATCAATTCCTGAACTAAAAAAAGCAATCGATGCTCTTGCATGCTGGACTGTGGGAAAAGGTTATAATGCAGACGCCATGACTGAAGTTATTTTAGAGCATATTTCAGGATGGGGTGAGGATTCTTTTGAAAGCATTTTAATGAATTTATTGATTGTAAAGAAAATTAACGGAGATTCTTTTGCAGAGATAATAAAGGATGATGATAGTTTATTATTAAACTTAAAGCCTCTTGACCCGTCGGATATTAGGATTGTTGTAAATAAAAAAGGAATCATTGACAGATACGAGCAGCTGAACAGGACAACAAGGGAATCTATAAAAACTTTTAATCCCGAAGAGATTTTACATTTATCCAACGACAGAATATCCAGTGAGATTCATGGAATTTCAGTCGTAGAAGCTTGCCAGTGGGTGATTGATGCAAGAAATGAGGCAATGTCAGATTGGAGAAGAATATTGCACAGAAATCTCGCAGGATTAAGAATTATTGAAGTTGAAGAAGATAACCCTGCAAAACTCGCAGTTCTCGAAACAATGTGGGCAAAGGCAATAAACAAAGGCGAAGTTCTTGTTCTTCCAAAAGGAACTGCAAGCCCAGTAAATATAAATCCACCTGTCAATCCTGAAAACTGGATAAGATATTTAGAAAACTTTTTTTATCAGGCTGTCGGAGTACCAAGAATAATCTTAGGCGGCGCTGCAGAATTTACAGAAGCATCGAGTAAAATCGGATACCTGACTTTTGAGCAGGTTTATATAAGCGAACAAAGATTGCTCGAACAGGATTTATGGAATCAATTAGGATTAAAAATAGAATTTGAAAGGCCAGTCTCATTAAAAGAAGCTGTGCAGCAATCAGAAGAAAAAAATACAGGGCAAGTTGGCATGCAGCAGAATGAAATGCAGACAAACATGACGAGGAACGAATGAAGCCTATACATTATCATTTATTAAACTCTGCTATTGCAGGGGGTTTGGTTTTCTTAGGCAGCCTTACGCCTTTGTTAGCAGGCGACTTTAATTTTAAAACTTTTGGAATCGGGGCATGTTTGGGGATTGTAACAGGCTCTATAATATTTTTAAATAAATTCAATGAGTGGTTTGATACTCAAGACCCATGCCCTAAAATATTCAATTTTGTATAAAATGGCAGCAACAAAAAAAAAGAAAAATGAACGGATTAATGAACCGGGAATTATAACGCCACAATCTTTCCAAGGCGCAAATGCAAGCGCAGTTCCAACTTTAAAAACTCCTCTCGTAAATCCAGCAGCTCAAAAGCCAGCTGTTCCTTCTCCTGATTTGGATTTGCCGAGGCAAGGCTCTCCTTCAGGGGTTGTAATTAAGAATGAAGCAGGACAGATTAAAGGATTTGAAAATCCCAAAGGGGATGTATTTTTAGGCGCTTCTCCTTCTCTTCAAAGAGCATCAGATGCTGGAATATCAGCAGCTGAAATATCACAACAGCAATTTTTGCAAAATAGAAGCCAAAGAGCTATGCAATTAATACAGCAGTATCAAGGGCAAGAATTATCGCCTGAAGTTCTGGCAACTCTTACAGCAGATGAAGTAAATTTATATAAAACTTTTGCAGCCAGTGGTGGCACTGCTGGGATTGCAGGCGCAGGTGCATTGATTGGCGGCCTTGCTGCAGGAATTCCAACAGGTGGAGTAGGTGCAATACCGGGTGCAATAGGTGGCGCTGCAATCGGTGGATTAATCGCAAATTCTGCATTAAATTCTGCAAGGGCAAATATCAAAGAGCAATTAAGCGGAAATATTCTGGCTAAAAAAATAGAACTTTTAAATGGCGATAAGCTCATGAGAGATTTAATTACTGATATAAATGGCGGTGGAGACCCTATGGAAAATATAAAAAAGTTTTATGAATTAGAAACAGCTTTACAGGTTGCTCATGAAAAATTAAAGCTTGATACGCAAAGCGATTTAGCTTTATTTTCAAGTGAAGACGGAACTCCTGAACTTGCAAGATATAAATTATTTTTCAGAGAAGACATTGGAACATTTGCGGCTTTAGAAAGAGAATTGATACAAGCAGCACAAAATCCAAATCCAAATAAAATATTATCTACATCTTCAATAAGTGATAATGCAGCACAATAAAAAATATAAACTTTGCTTCATTTTATAAAATATCTTTTGTTAAGGGGGTTTCATTCCCCCCTTTATATTCACATGGAAGAAAATAAAACAATCCCGCAGGAACAAGCAAACACTACAGATTTGATTGACAAAGCAAACGAAGCTGCAGAAAGACTGGGAAGAGAAAATGATAGAAGAGAAAAGCTTTTAGTGAGAGAAGAAGCTATGGAAGCCAGGAGAACATTAGGCGGAAAGTCTGATTTGCAAACAGTTCCTGCAAAAGTAGAGACTGCAAAAGAATACGCTGATAGGGTTATGAATAATAAAAAATGATAGAAAATAAAGAGTTAGGCATTAAGATTGCTGAAGATTCCAACGAAAAATTCTGGGTGGAAACTTTGGAGAAATGCACAGAAGCTATTGCAACAGAAGAAAGAAATCTTAAAATAAATCATAAAATTCTTGAACTCTGCAAACAGGAATTGCAGAAATAAATTAATATGCACGCTGTTTTTATTCCTTATGGAAAGCGAAGTGAAGTTGAATTAATGCTTAGGGATATGGAAGCTCAAAAACATTTATTGAAAATGTCGAAGGGGAAAGAAGAGCAGAAGATATGGATTCAAAGCCAAATAAGAACTCTACCACTCGGTGCGGTAGAGTATATTTTTCCTAAAGAAGATATGGATATGGTTTTAACTACGCTGAATTTTGGCAGGAAAGACAGGTATGAGTTAGGAAAAGCAAAAATGCTTTTATTAAGGAAACTTTTTAATTGCCGGAAGATTCCAAAATTCAATAAAGATAAAAAATATTTGTGGATTACCGAGAATGTAAGCATAATCCCTATTGGTATTCGTGATGATACAGATTTGATTGAGCCTTATGAAGCCTATAAAGGCTGGACTCATGAAGCAATTTAGGAACTACAAAAGATTTATAAAGTTTAGGCACTACAATACTTCATGGCAAACGAGGCAGTACTAGTTTTTGAGACTGAATTACCAATTCCATTTACTGTTGCAGATAGTACAGGAATAGAAAAAGGCGCAGTTCTTAAGATGACTGACCCAATGACAGCCATAATAACTTCAGCAGCATTAGATACAGTGGCTGGAATTGCATCATCAGAAAAAATTATTTCTGATGGCAAAGTAAAACTCGGTGTTTATAGAGGCGGAATATTTAAAGTTTATCTATCAGGCTCATGCACAGTAGGCGATGCAGCAGTAACAGATTCTATGGTTAATTATTTTAAATCAAGGGCAACATTAACAGAAGCTCAGTTGTCTGGCTCTAAAGTAGCTGGAATATTCTTGGAAACAGGAACAGCAAACGAGACTGTTTTAATGGAGTTAAGAATACACGGACAATAAAATGACAGACACAGCAGGACAGGCAGACATCAGGGGTATTGACATTCAAAAATTAGTCGAGGGATTTGCAGATGTAGATATTATTCTTAAAAAATATGTTCGTGTAATAACAACAGCAGCAAGAGAAATAAGATGGTATCAAAAGACATCAGCAGCAGGTTCAGGTAATTTCTTAACATCTCCGACTACAACAGGTTTAACAACTGATTTAATAGAAACTTCTGAAAAATCTGTACCCGTTGTTATCGAAAATTCTTATACAAGAAATACAAGTTATGTTAGAAAATTCTTTGCATCTTCTCCTATGCTGACAATAGAGGACTTGAAAGACTGCGACCCTGATATATGGGGCGATATAATTAAGGACGCTGTAAGGGCAGTCAATAAAAAAGTAGATGCAAGATTATTAACTGTTTTAGATGCTTCTGGATGTGGAACTGCAGCAGCAACAGGCAATGGATGGAATGTAGATGCAGATGCTGACCCTATGCTCGACTTTTTAGCAGCAATCGAATCTATTGAATCTTATGGTTATTCATCAGCAGATTTAATTGCTTATATGAATCCTGCAGAAAAGAAATGGCTTTTAAGGTGGCTTATAACTGTTAAGGGTTCTTCAATCCCTGGATTCTCAAGCACAAAAGTAGATAGCGGAGAATTAATGCAGCTATTAGGGGTTAGAGTTATAAGCGACCCAAATAGGCCAACAGATACAGTAACTATTTTTAGCCCAAGTAAAGCGGTCATATGGAGAGAATTTATGCCAACTACTTCAGCAGTAATAGATGAGCCAGGCATTGGAAAATTAGTGAGGGTATGGTGTGAGGGAGAAGCAATAAGACCTAATCCATACGCTGTTTTTAAATTGACTGATACAATTAATTAAGATGGCTGAAATTCTACAAGGTGGACAAAGAGATTTATCACCTCAAACTACAGGTTATACAGTAACTAATTTTACAGCAGATTATACTATTTCTTGCACTGAAAGCACAGCTGCAAATATTGCCGCAACTTTGACAACTTTAATAAGAGATTTGATTGCTAAGGGAATAATAAACGGAACGGTGGCATAATGACAGGCGCAATAACATCAACTTATGTTGGAGAGGCTGCAAATGGAAGTGCTGCATTAAAGGCATTGTTTGATAGTGTCAATGTTGGAGCTGCAACAGCAGGAGCAGAAACAACCTCAATAATTGTAATCCCAACAGGACAGAATATATCAGTTTGGAAAATAGCAAGAGCAGCATAATATTTATATAATTCTAATCATTGGTTAATCTATGGCAAACATAGCCGGAGAAAAGGAACTTAAAACAGATTGGGATGAATTGAGCGCAAGCGATTCAACAAAAGCTGTTGGGCATGAACAAAACTTAGTTCCTGAAGAAACTTTTATCCCTCAAAGATACAGGGCAGGTATTTGATAATGGGAAGGCCAACAAATGAGCAAAAGATTATCAAACAGTTAGAGCCGCAATTTCAGAAACAAATGCCAATAGCAACAGATATGTTCTTGCCTAATCATTCGGGAATATCAAACCATCCCGAAGCTGTAAATAAATTTCTTAAATTAGATTGCTCTAATGATCCTTTAACTGATACTTTAGAAATTCAAAAAACAGCTACATCAATCTTTGCTGGTGTTTCAGGTGCTTCTTTAGTCAATCCAACAGATGCAGATGGCACGACTACTTTCAGAATGACGCCAGCCCTGATACAGTCAGCTCAGGGCAAGGGAGCGACCAACCAGCAATATCAATGGGCAGGGGTTATGATGCCTTCGTCTAATGCAGATAATCTTACATATAGATATTATTACAAATTTGGGGCAGGGGCGTGGACAGTTCATCCATTTTATTTAGATACTGCAAATGGATTTGTGGTGCTTGGTTTGGCTAATGGAGAAGACCCTTATAAATCTCCCAATGTTCTTTATTTATTAAATTCTACATCTGCTACAAGTACTGTAGACCAATATTCTCCTTGTCTTGCTTGGGGTTCACAAGGATGGAAGACAGCGGCGACAGCAGGAACGCAATATATGGGATTGCTTCAATGCAATGCCCCAGAACTCGGGGTCATTTCTCCGATAGGCGTGCATAAATGGATGTATGGAATAAATACGACTGGGAATAGTGTACCCGAAGCCAATGAATTAATGAGATTGCAGTGGGGGAGTGATGCAGGAGTGGCAGGAGTTATTCTAAATGAGCAATCTTTGAATGATTATACTTTTAGGGTTGAAGGCGCAACAAATGCTAATTTGCTTTATGTTGATGGAACGAATGATAAAATCGGAGTTGGAACAGCAACACCAACTTCTTTATTTTCAGTCGGTTCAACTTCTCAATTTCAAGTTGATTCAACAGGCAAAGTTATCCAATACAATAATGTTGCAACTGAAGGCAGAGGAGTGCCGCCAATACATGACTACGTTATGCTGACAGGACAGACAGCAACGGTAGATGATACAAATTTCACTAATGCGGCAGAAGGCGGGTTTTATCGCATAAGTGGATATATCTGGACTTCGCAGGTAGATGAGGCTTCGACAGCTACGGCAGTTGTTCATATAAAATGGAATGATGGAACTGCAAGAGATTTAATGCCAGCAGCGATAAACATGGCAACAGCAGATTATAACCAGTTTACAGTTATTTGTTGGCTTGCAGATATTTCTTCTAATGTTAAATATGGAGTGGTTGTATCTGGCACAGTTGAAGAATCAACTTTTAATATGGCTCTGACCTGCGAAAGGCTTGCATGATGGAAACTAAAAAAAGAAGATGCAAATGTGAATATTTTATAGTCAATAAGAATGGAATTTGTTTTTGTTTTTACTGTGGTTTAATTATATGCCTTTAACAATACAAATATTTAAATAGTGTGTTTTGTGTGTTTTCTTATGAAAGACAAAACAGAAATTCTTAAGATGACACGTGAAGAATTACAAAAGTATAAATGGAGCTCTGATTTAAATCTAAAATTAAATGACTGCAATAACTACAATAACTGCAATAACTGCAATGAATGCAATGACTGCGATTACTGCAATGAATGCGATTACTGCGATGACTGCGATTACTGCAATAACTGCAATGACTGCGATTACTGCGATTACTGCAATGACTGCGATTACTGCGATTTCTGCAATAACTGCAATGAATGCAATGACTGCAATAACTGCAATGACTGCGATTACTGCGATGACTGCGATTACTGCGATGACTGCATTTATTGCAGAAATCTTAAATCTAAATATAATTCTTATTATATCTGCAATGTTGAAGTTACAAAAGAGGAATTTAAAGCAAAAAGGAAGGAGTTAGAATCAAATGAAAAACATACGCTTAACATTGACAACAGCTGAATTTATCCTTTTAAAAATCAGAAAAGCACGCGTAGAAAAACGCCTGGATAAATCCCTGACATGGAAGCAATATATCCTGCTGATAGAGGCAGGCAATAGCAACGCAAGAGTTAGAAAAGGAATCGCTTTAATTAATGCAAAAGCAGGGGAA